GCAGCGCGAGGTCGGACGTCTGCGAGCGCAAGTTGCAGAGCTGACGGGGCAACGCAGCGAACTACTGCCGTTCAACCGTCTTATGTGCGCAAAGTGCGGCTTGAATTGGAGCGGCACGAGGGTCCGCTATGTGCCCGCTCGCGCGGCATGGCTGTGGCGATCTGCACGTGTCGAGCACTTCACGTTTCGATGCGGAGGGTGCAAAGCGCGGTACCGAATGCATGTGCACGGTGCGCGATCATGAGCGCCGCACGCGAGCTCCCCGTCTGCGTCACCGTCGACGAGGTAATGTCCTCGACGCGTCTGTCGAAGCGCGCAGCCTATCGACACATGGCACTGGCCACCGGTCGCAGACCCGGTGCTCGCGGTGCTCTACGCGTCTCGCTCTCGACGTGGCTCGACTACTGGGCCAGGGTCCAGCAATGCGGCTCACGAAGCGCAACAACGTCTGGTACTGCTACGTTTACGAGAACGGCCGCCGGATCCAGCGTTCCACACGCTGTCACGACAAACGGGCGGCGGAGATTGTCGCTCGTGAGTTCGAGCGCGCAGCCGCCGATCCCGCCAGCGCGCGCACCGCGCACAGCACGCTGACCGACGCTCTCAAGCTCCTGCTCGATCACATCGAAGCTCGCTGCAAGACCGGTCGCGCATCGCAGTCGACGTTGCGGTTCTATCGCCAGAAGGCCGCGCAATGGGTGCGCGTGCTGGAGACTCGCGACGGTGCGTGGATCCCCCTGTCCCTCACAGCGCTCGATGCTCGCACGATCGATCGCTACATCGAGCAGCGTCGCGGTGAGTGGGCTGCGCCGCCGGTCGCTGCGATCGAGAAGCGTGGACGACGCAAAGCGAGGCCGGGCCGTGCTGGCCGTCTGGTGAGCGAGCACACCATCGCGAAAGAACTGGTGACGCTGCGCACAGCACTGCGACTGGCGAAGCGCGCAGGGTTGTTCGCCGGTGACCTCGATGCGTTGTTCCCTCGCCTGTCAGCCGAGTATCAACCGCGCCGTCGGTGGCTTACGGTCGACGAAGTGGCTGCGCTGCTGTCGAAGCTGCAGCCCGATCGCAGCGCACGCGTTGCGTTCTGCGTTGCGGTAGGCGCGCGGTGGTCCGAGAGCGATGCAGCAAGACGCGAGGACGTTGCACCTGACGGGTCGTGGGTTCGACTGCGCGGCACGAAGACGACGGCTGCAGCGCGCGTGGTGCCTGTCGTGTTGCCGGCGGCACGCACGCTGCTCACACAACACGTGTTGCGACACGCGGGCGGCGACAACCGACTGTTCGCGCCGTGGCAGAACCGCGGGCGCGATCTGAAGGCTGCGTGCGTTCGCGCTGGCATCGAGCCGTGCACGCCGAACGACTTGCGACGCACGTTCGTCCAGTGGTTGCGCCGCAGTGGTGCACCTGCAGAGCTGGTGGCACCGGTCGCCGGGCACACGACCACGCGAATGGTTGAGCACGTGTACGGCAATCTCGACGCAAACGCGCTCGCGTCGCTGCTCACCGACTGCATCACCGGTGCATCACATTCGGTGCGTCCAGTGGCACCCGAGGCACCCGAGGCACAAACGCGGAGTGCAAAAACCGCGGGGAAACGCGCGAAACCTGGTGGGCCGTGTCGGGATCGAACCGACGACCAACGGATTAAAAGTCCGTCTGCGAGAGACCGCACGACAGACGTTTCAATCGAGAAAACAAGGGCGTTCGTGGTGTGGCCAGAGCCGTCGAAACCACCGACTGCATCACCGGTGCATCAGTCGACGCGTCGACGGGCGTAGCCCCGGTTACGTTTTCATCGCGCGGTTACATTCTCGGACGACTGTTACAAAGCGGGGATCTCATCGTCACCAGGACGGTGACGGGTGCTGCAGGACGCAGCGATGGTGGGGATTCGGTGGGAAGTCAGTGGGGATCTGGCGGTGATTCTCCGCTCGGATTCCCACCGTCAGATGCACTGGCCGTTTCTCACGAACCCGTGCCAGTGGCCGACGAGATGGACCGAGGGCGAGAGGGTCAGCGTCTCGAACGTGTCGCCGGTGCGTGTCCAATGCGGTCCCCACGACTGTTGATCAGTTGGTGGCGGTCCGCCGTCTGGTGGATTTGACACCGTGATTGCGATCCATGAATCGCGGCAGTGTGGGCACCGAAAGCGCACGCCTACAATGCGACGAGGGACGTCGTCTGCGACCCACGGTTCTTCGAGCCATTGCGGCTCAAGATCAGCGAGAGGCGTGTTCACGACACGCCCAATGCCGCGAGCGTCTTGGGGCCCACGATGCCGTCGGCAGTGAGACCGACGGACGTCTGGAAGCGCTCGATTGCGCCGTCGCCCCAGTACCCCAGGCGATGCAGCGCACACAGCGCGCGGAACGCTTTCTGACCCGCTTCGTCGCTACGTTTGACGATGGTCCAGAACGCAGCCCATCGATACTTCACAGCGACCGCGCACGTGTCCGCCGTCGGCACGTGATGCGCCTGCAGATAGATCTGTCGATCGCACGACGCCGCAATCCAACGCCGACGAACGGCGTCAGCCCAACGCTCTGCACACCGCTGTTCACGACGCTGCAGTGCACCGCGTGCTGCAACGCCCGTGGCGGGCGCTGCGTAGACCTGCGGTAGCGATCCAACGACCGACGAGCCCTCACCCAGCCACGCTTCCCACGCGTAGCTCGAATGCATCGTCACCTGATCGTAGGCCGTGTGCCATTGCGCGAGGCTCAGATGCCTCGCTGCAACCGCCGCAGTGCCCTCGCGAATCGCGACACGGAGCTTGCGCGCCAACGCCTGATCACGGGTCTTCCACGCGCCTTCGGCGTTCCACACGATCGCAACCGCACCCGCTGCAGCCGCGGCATCACCGAGCACCAGGAAGCGCTTCACCGCGGTCGCAGTGCTCGTCGCGCCTGCGAGTGCTCGAGCGATGGAGTCGATGCCAACGCCAACGATGATTTGCGAGCCAGGGAGTGCCGCGCGCACCTGGTCGGCCACGATGCCCGGCGACCACGTGTGCAGTTGCACCGCCGGCGGCTTCGCCTCGATCAGCAACGGCTTCGCATCGAGCCATGCCTTGCTGACGGAGTCGCTGGTCCACAGCGTCGGGACCGGGCCGGTGAGCGGCGTGGTCATCGTGCGGCCGCGTGCAGGAGTTCAGGATCGTTCGCCTTGCACCAATCGCGGATCTCGCGACCGAGACTCGAGACCACGATGCCGTGCTTCAACGACGTTGCGTGTTGCTCGAGCAGTCCACCAGCAAGCTCCACTTCCTGGTGACGCAGGCCGTAGCCATGCGAGAGCTCATGTCCGAGTTCGGCGCGTGTGCGAGGGATCTCGCCCGTGAACAACCAGTGGATGTCCACCGCGACGCCGATCGCGCTTTCCTCGTACACAGCGCGCGGTTCGAGCTTGCCGTCATCGTCGCCCACGAAGGCACCGAGGTACTTCACCGGGAACCCGAACGGGTCCTTGTACCAGTCGGTGACGTGTTTGAGTTCGTGCATGCGCACCTTCAAGCGCTGCAACGGATCGAGCGTTTCGTCGACATCAGGCACGAACACCACCGGGCCGATGGTCGTGAAGTAGTCCCCGAGGAATTGCTCCGCGGTGGGAAAACCGTTCTGACCGAACAAGGGCGCGAAGCGAAACACTTCGGCGACGGTCATCATCTCGGGTGCGCTCTGCTTGCGACGCTCGAACGCACCGTGGCGACCGTACTGCGCTGAGACCATCAACATCACTGCGGCATGGGTGAGCGGCTTCATTGCATACCGCCGTCCTGTGTCTCCGTGAGACACGCGCTCGAGGGCACGCAAGCGTGCACGTTGTTGCCGTAGGGCGAGTTGGCGAGGCAGCACACCGAACCGAGCTGCACGCACGGAACTGCGTTGCTCTCGTGATACCAACGCAGCGAGTTGGAGCATCGATCAGGGATGCCATCGGGACTGCATCGCGTTGCACGAGGCGAGCAGTTGTCAGGCGGTGGCAATCGACACGCCTGCAGCGACGCGAGCGCGAGTGCACCGAGCACAACGACGGTGCTGCCACCACGGTGCAAGAGGTGCTGTGCAAGGGCCACCATGGCGCCGCCAACGCCACCAAGCCCGCCTGGCGGCAGACCGCCGCGAGCACCGAGCACGTCGGCAACGCGGACGCCGGCGAGCAGCGCGATGATCACGATTGCAAACGTGCCGTCCACGATCTTCAGCGCCGCCAGCGTCGTGGCAGCACAGATCGCAGCGAAGTCGACAATCCCTTCCACCACGACCTGCAGGTTGGACTTCGGTCGCAGCGATGGTGGTCGTGGAAGCGGCGGGATCGAAACGGGCGCGGACGTCGCCGTCGGCGCCGAGGGCGCGGGATCTTCAGCCATGTGTAGTCTCCGGGTCAGAGTGAGAGAACGATCGCCAGTACGACGATCGAGAGAAGCAATTGGAGCGCGATACGCACCAGCACGCCGATCGCGATCACGAGGGCGACAAGCACGAACAACACACGCGTGATGCGACTCTCCGACCGCGCGGGTGGCTCAGCGTCGGTCGATCGATACGGGTGCATCGCGTTTGTCAGTCTCGACCTTCGCCGCATGTGTCGAGCGCGCAGTCACCAGTGCCGCGAGCCGCGTGGTTGCCTCGCCGCGGTCCTTCGTCGGCAACGACGCCGCGAGTCCATCGAGCGCAGCCACCTCGCGCGCCATCACGTCGGCCTCGCGTGCTCGGTCTGCCACGTCACCAGAGACCTTCGCGGCCATCGCTTCGTGTGCTGCGACCAGATCGAGCACGTGCTGTTTGCAGCACGCGGGACCGGGTAGAACGAACGCGTTGCAGTAGGGACAGTTCATGCGGCCCACACGTCTCCAAAGAGGTCAGCAACGAACACCGAAGCGTCGGTGCTGCCATCGCTGAACAGGTACGCCGTTCCTGGTGGCGTCAGGCCCGAGACCCACGCGCCAGTGCGTGTCTCGCCATCGAGGATGAAGCCGCAACCGCTCGGTTCGTTCCACACGTAGCCAATGTCGATGGAGGTACCAGCGGTGAACGATCGCGCCGCGGAGCTACTGCAGCGCACGGTGCCGCCCAACTTCAGGCGGAACAGATCCGACGTTGGATCGTAGTAGAGGCGGTTGTTCGCATCGAAGCGCAGCAGGTCGCGTTCTGCACTGATCGCCGTCGCGTCTTCTTTCACGAACGCTTCGCCCAACTCGATGTTGAAGCTGCCATCGGCGCGCATCAGTTGCGCACCAGGAACACCGAAGTGCGTCGCGCCGACGGTCCCTTCGCAGTACGGCGCATCCCAAGGGATCTGCGCGAGGAAGTGCAGGTCGCTGTAGAGGTTCTGCGCGATCGCGACCTGACCACCGTAGGTCGTGCGGTCCTGCGCCATTGCAGGCGCGAGATAGAGCGCGCCGCTGGACCCGATCGTGACGAAGACGGAGATTCGCTTCCACGTGCTGTCGAGCGTCGCGAGGCCCTCTGCGATCTGACCAGCGCCGAAGGGACTCGATGCAAGCTCGGTCTGCAGTTGCACGGTGCCACTGACCGCACGTGCCCACAGCGTCGCGCGGTAGATCTTGCCCGGCGTCAGTCCGCTGGCGATGTCCCAGATGCGCGACGACTGCCCTGATGCAGCGTTGCTCTGGTCCGCCTTTGTCTGCCCATCGGGACCCGTTGCAGCGTCGGCGGTCGTGGTCGGTGGTCCAACACCAGGGCTCCACGCGGCATGCTCGATCGCACGCGGCTGCGTGATGACGTTGGTGTAACCCGGTCGCGCCGTGGTGTATCTGCGCCCGGCGTTGTCGCAGCTCGGTGCCCACGTGTTTGTTGCGTACTGCGTGACCTGCGACTGTGCAGCGTTCGAGACAGTCCAGATGGCGCCGCTGCGAGTGACCGTGAGCGGGCCGGGCTTCGTAGCCGCACCCCACGACATCTCGAAGCGCGGCGAAGGTCTGCGCGGCCCCTGACGCGGCATCAACACGCGATCGGTGACAGTGCCACCGGGTTCGATCGTGTCCCACGGCACGAACAACGTGGATCCGCCGACGATGAGCCGCACCAGACGCTTCGATGTGTTGCTACCGCCCATTACGCCTCGCGCATCCACCAACCGCCGCACGTGACGGCCTTCGTGGAATCGCTGCTGTAGAGCCGCACTTCGTAGACCTTGTCGGCGACCGTCGAGAAGTTCGGGTTCCCCACGAGGTTCGCACTCGTCTTCGCCGTCGGCGTCGTCGTGTTGTGGGTCAGCGTGGTGACCTGCGCGTTGTCGGTCACGTTGTGCAGCACCAGCGTTGCCGTCGCGCCGGTCTCGGCCGAGAGCACCGCTTCGAAGTAGATGCCGCCAGAGCCGTGCTCTGCGACGATCCACGCGAACTGCCCGATCATCTCGGGTGTGCCGCTCGGCTGCTTCGTGGACACGGCGCCGGTGGGTGAGAACTCGCCACCGCCACCACCGCCAACGCCCGAGATCGTGTCGCCACCGGCGTACAGGTCCACACCCGATGCAGACTTCTTCAGTCCGAGCCTCACTGGAACTTCTCCGTGGCCTCGACAATCACGAGGTAATTGTCGTTGCCCACGCTGGCGAGCTTCGCGGCGTTGCATCGGAACAACAGCTTGCCCGCCGTGTCGACGCGCACTTCTTTCGAGGGCGTGCCGCCCGTGTAGATCGTCTGCGTTGCGTCACCCGCACCCGAGAGTGCCCACGTACCAGCAAGCGACTCGCTCGATCCTGGGAACGCGACGAGCTGCGCTTCGCGGTACGCGCCCGACTCCTGTGCAGGACGCACGATCGAGACACGCACCGCTCGGCCGCGCCAGTCGATCGAGTCATCGAGCGTCGCCCAGTTGGCCGATGCACCCGCATGGGCGATCGGGATCATCTTGCGAATGCCAACGCCGAACCGCTCATCAACCTTCGTTGCAGCGAGCGAGATCTGCGAGCTGTTCGCAGCGAACCCCGTCGCATGCTGAAACGAGCGCACGCGTTCGATCGGGATGAACCCACCGGGAAACGCCTGCACGATCTGCGACTGCAAGACCGTCCCTCCCCACCCGGTCGTGAACGTGATCTCTGCGAGCTTGAAGTACCAGGCGGTGACGGTGTCCGCGGGGATCGAGGGTGCGCCACCACCTTCGACGCCGGTCACCACACCAATCGTGACCGTCGGCGGCTTCGCAACGGTGAGCGTCTGCGTGGTGATCTGTCCCGTTGTCTTGTCCTTCACCTTGCGCGATGCGGTCGTGGTCGACCGCTGGAGCACTGCGTACACAACATCGATGCGCGTCGAGACGGACGGCGCAACGAAGGTCGCGGTGCTGTCGCTCAACTTCTTCGCAGACAACAGCACGTCACCAACATCGGGCGCTGTTGCGGGTTGCCCAACGACGTAGCGCGCAGCCAGCACCTTCGCCTTGCCGCTCGATCCTGGAACCACCAGCAGACGGTTGTTGTTGGTGAACGACTCGACACCCAACGGGTAGACGCTCTTGACGTACGATCCGTCGGTCTTCGTCGGCGGCATCAGGTCCGCAAACACACGATCGTCAGCCGCCGCGGCATCGTCTGCACTCCGTTGCAGCTCGGTTGCGGTGATCGCTTCGCCCTCGGTCCAGTTCTTCAGATTGCCACTCACGAATCACCTCACCACGAACAGGTTGGGATCGTTGAAAACGAACCACTGCACGCCAGCGCCAAGGCGCGAACGCAGCTCATCGACCACGCGATCGAACAGGGTGCCTTGCACACCGAACACGAAGGGCTCTTCGGTCGCGAACGACACGCCGTCGTCGGGACCTGCGACCGCTTGTGCTGCAGCGATGGGATCGCCGTCATCGAGCGCGCCGGGCAACACGACCCACGCCAGCAACGTCGTCACCACGGGCACTGCATAGGCGCCCGCAGTGCGATTCGGCGCATCGGGATAGTCGGCCCACAGGCGTGCATCGGTTGGCTGCACAAACGCGTTCCATTCGCTGTCGAGTGCGGATGCGAATGCAGCATCGATCGCAGGTTCAATGAACGCTGCATCCGCGGGCGTGATCTCTGCCACCAGGGGTTCGACCGCATCGCGAATCGCGTTCGGCGACACCACGTCGGGCGGGTTCAACAGTCGCTCGCGCAACTCGGCTTCGCTCTCTCCCGGTCGCTTCGCACGCTGGTACAGCTCGGCCCATGCGTCGAGCCACACGCCCCCTGCATCACGCGGCGTCGTGACCTGCGCGAGCGCGTGACCACTGCGCGCCCACACAAGGTTCCACTGCGCGACCCACGCGCGAATGAGTGCATCGCGAACAGTCGAAGTCAGGTTGCGAACCCACGCGGGCAACAGCTTCAACGCATCGTTGAACAGCAACGCCGGGGGTTCGCCAGACAACACGAAGTCGTCGTTGCTCTCGGGCAACGTCAGACTGTTGGAATCGGGCAATTGCATCAGGGCAACGCGACGCCGAAGCCGGTAAGGAGCATGTTGCCCGCGAGATCCAACGTTCCAAGGATCACGTCACCCGTCACGACGGCACGACAGCGTGATGTGGTGACGTTCAGACCTGCATCGATCGCCGCGGCCTGACTACCGAGGCCCGTGATGGTGGTCGGCACGATGCCCGCCACGATCACGCGCGCCTTCGCGCCTGCGCTGACGGGCTCCAGGTAGATCCCTGCGCACCGCGGCTTCGTCAACGACGCCTGGTACTTCCGCACGTCGTACCCGCCGCCCGTGACGGGCAGTCCCGGTGCAAACGTCGCCACGTCACCCGCGATGGCTGCGGTCTGCGAAACCACCACGATCGTCTGATAGGGCACGCGCTGATACGCGAGATGCGAGCGCGACAGGAATCGAACAACCGAGTTGATCCACTTCCATGCGGGCGCACCAAAGCCAGTGGACGATTGCCCACCGTACTCGGGATCGAGCACGTCGGATTCGAGCGTCGTGTCGGGGTAGCTCACGGTGCGATCCTTGGGTCTGCGAAGTAGATGGAGATCGTCGAGTCACTGACCACGTAGCGGGTCATCACGCCGGACGAGTAGTCCGCGTCGTTGTCGCGCAGCACGTCGGTCGCAGGGAGGAACGTGACGCTGTCGTAGTCCTGCACGACGTCCGTTCCCAGTGCGCGCGCGATGGCGCCGAAAATCCCCGCGCGCGTGTATTCGGCCGGGTTGTCGCGATCGAGCGCGAAGTAATCCTTCACCGCCTGCACGGCACGCTCGCGCAACGCCACGATGTCGAACTCGGACACCGCACGTTGCAGGAACGCAATCAGACTGACGGCCACCGTCGAGAGCGTGTAGGCGCGCACGGGGCACGGCGCACCGAAGCAACGCCACTGCAGCAGCTCCTTTTCGATCGCGGCTTGCATCGCGCTCGACAAGCGTCCGCTCTCGTCCCCGACCCACAGACCCACCATGCCATCGAGCGTTTCGATGGCCGTTGCGTACCGCACACCAGGCACTCGCAACGCACCGCCGAGGATCGCCGCACGGGTTCCACGTTGGCGCTGTGCGAGTGGATCCAACTGCTGCAATCGTGCACGGAGCACGTCGTCGCTCTCGCGATCGGCACCACCTGCAATCACCAGATCCTGCCCCTTGGCGCTCTCGGGCTGCACGATCGACCACTTCGCTTCGAGTGGATCCAAGATCGTGTTCAGTTGCGTGCGATCTGCGAGGTTCGCGTGCGGTCCCGCTTCGACAGCCTCGATGGGAACTTGGATCTGCTGCGTCCCGCCTGCACTCGCGACCGGGAACAGCTCGGTGACCTGGTAGACGATCGCGCGCTTCGTGGCCGTTGCAGGCACACCAACACGTGTCCCCTTGGGGATCGTCGTTGCGGCACCACCGCCCTGTCGCTGCAGCCACACGTAGCCCGTGGCGCGGTTGTCGCCCTTGCGTGTCTCCTGGTAGAGATCGGTCGCGAGCACATCGAGGTCCGTGCCGACGGCACTCGCAAGGCGCGATGCTGCGACACGGTCTGCCGTGAATCGCAGTGCACGCAGCCCCAACGCAGCGTTGAGCGAGAGCGCCACATCGAGGCGACTGCCCGCGTTCAGATCGATGGCGCCGGTGCCGTTGGGATCGAGGTCCGCACGCAAGGACGCGCGGCCCGTCTCGACGAGCTCATCGACGGTGGGAAGTTCAGCCATTGCGGACCACCAGGGGCACGGGGTCGTTGAGAGGAATCGTCTGCACGCTCGCGCTCACGTAGGTATCGCCGTCGCTGGTGGCAGCCACGGACACGTCCAGGTCCTGCACGCGTGGGTCTTGCGACCACTCGCGACGAACCGCGGCTTGGATCGCGACGAGTTCGTTGCCGCTCGATGGACCGTTCACACGTGAAGGCATGCCGACGCCGGTGTCGAGGCGATGGATCAATTCGCCAGGATGCAGAAGCACCAGCGCCGCGAGGTCGTGCTTCAAACACTCGACGCCACGCACACGCGGCAGATCGCCCGATGCATCGAGCGCAGGCGCCAGCCAGTCGAGATCCACACCGAAGGCTTCCGCTTCAGGGTCGCCAGCGTCCTCGGTCGCACTCGCAACATCAACAGGACGACGCCATGCAACGATGGCGGTGTTCGACAACGTCGTGCACGCGAGCACGTACAACACGCCATCGAGCAGCTCCTCAGTGAGCGACAGCTCCGCACTGGTGCCATCGAGGGCGAACGCACCTGCAACAGCGATGGTGGTGCCTGCGCCATCGAACCGCGTCAGTGAGTAACCACTGGTCGCAGGGATGCCGTCGCACACCACCCGGATTCGCCAGGGTGTGGGCGCAAGCGCTTGTGTGATGGCGGTCATGCTGCGTCGGGAAGTCGAATCACGTAGCCGGGTCGAAGATCATCGGCACGCACACCGAGTTCATTGGCGCGTGCGGCAGAGCCGAGGGTTCGCAACGCGATCGATTCCAAGGTGTCGCCCGCGCGCACCATGTACAGCCGCACGTTGCGGCGAACGCGGGTGCGGAACGACGCGATCAGGTCTCGAAGCGCGTTGATGACCGACGTGATCGCCGCCAGGGTTTCGGTCTGGGTGCGCCAGAACTCCAACGTGTTTGTCGCATCTCGGACGGCGAGCACCGTTTCGGATCGCAGCGCACGAACGGCGCCTTGCGCCTGCAACATCATCCGCTGCGCACCGCTCGCGAGCGAGAGAACGCGACGAATCTGTGCACCGACGACGCGGGTCTGTCGTTCGACCTCGCCAGCGGCACGTTCGACTTCTGCGAGCCGCCCCATGGCATTGCCGATGGCGTTCTGTGCCTGCGTCAGTGCACCGGCGCGCGCCTGCAACCGGTTCATGCGATCGCGCTGGCGTCCAAGCTGTTCGCGCGTGGTCGCTGTCGTGGTGGTCGCGGACGGTGCTGGTGCATCGGCACGGGTTGCATCGTTGCGAACACCGAGCAGGACCTCGAAGTGCAGCTCGAAGGTGATGTCGTGCTCGCCCTCTTCGCCGAACACCGTTTCAACGAGCATGCAGGTCCGCGTGTCACCTGCCCACTGCACCCGCACCTGGTTGGCACGGCGTCGAAGCTCCTCGAAGCGATCTCGCATCAATCGCGCGTGCCCGCTGCGTCCGCTGTGATGGTCGCGCCATGCACCCTTGAGCACGAACGGCTTCGAGTCGGGCGATGCTCCGATGTGCATGATCGTTCGGGACTGACCAGGCGCCACGGGCAGATCGAAGCGCTTTCGCTGCGTCTCGCCACCGGACTCGAAGGCTGCTTCGACGCGCGGGCGACCGTGCGGGAGGTCGTAGCTCTCCAGCACGATGCGCCGCGGGTTCGGCACTTCGATCTCTTCGATCACGATCTGTGTCGGCATCTGATCAGACGTTCTTCACCCCGTGGGGTGATTGTCACCGAACGGAGAATGGTGTCTCGATTGCGGTCCGTGAATCATCCGTACCGCGCTTCGCAGCTCGCACAGCAGGTCACAAAGCTTCGTCTTGATGGCCTGGACGAAGCCGATGCAGCAGCGCTTCTTGCGAGGCTTCGTGATCGAGCGCTTGTCGATCCTGAGTCGCTGACGTTTGAAGAGCTGGAGACCACGCACCTCTCGCTCGACAACCTACTCACAGCGCTCGACTTCGCAGCGGCAACAACAAGAGACCGGGTCACACAGGTCATTGCTTTGCTTGCAGTTGCGATCTCCGCGCTCGTCGCGGTGGGTGGCGCAACGCTGTACGCCAGCGCTGCAGCGCTGTTCATTCTTGCGGTGCGAAAGGTCACCGATCTGCACCGCGCGGGTCGCCAGGAGTCGCTCCGACGATCGGTCGAATCGACGATCACCGTGTTTCGCGAAGAGATCCGTCTGCGTAGAAAGCCGCCCAGCAATGTGCGAGTTGACGTAGCGGGCGGCAATGCGGAGAGTAAAGAGGCAGCCAGCAACGATGCTGACCAGGAGTCCAGCCATGAAGGTCTACAGTCAAAGTGATCTGCTTGTGGGCGTTGCCCTGCTGGCATGTGGCCCGTTCGGCGTCGTTGGTGCGATGCAGGAATGGTGGCGACGAGAAGCGACTCTGATCTTTCTCGCGCTGTTCGTGCTTGGCGTCCGCGTGCTGTTCTGGGCGTTCGAGAAGCCCTTCGAGCTTCCGCCTGTTGAGTGGCCCAAGCGCCGCAATTCCACACCGTGATGCGCTGGTCTCGCCTCACCCTTCTCGCCCTCACCGCCTGCAGCCCTGCCCCCTCGCCGGACGTCACAACCGACACCCCTGCGACCATCGACGCGACGGCTGACGGCATCGACACCCACGACACGGCACCCGATCGCGTCTGCACGCCATGCACAGATCCACGATGCAGGTCCTGCAGTGGTGACTGTTGCCTGGTGTTCGACGATGCCGGCATGGATGGCGGGACTGATGTCGCGGTGGATGTTGCGGCCGACAGCGGGGTCATGTGCGAGCGCACTCCGACCGAGGCATGGACGGTGTGTGACGCGGCGTGCGTGGATCTTTTCGCGAACAATGCACACTGCGCTGGATGCAACTTTCCGTGTCCAGTCAACAGCACTTGCATGCGCGGAGCGTGCTTCGCGCCAGATGGCGGCATTGTTCCAAGGCCATAGGTCATTCCGCTTTGACCTTTGACGAAGCGGAGTCGATCTTCCCGGCGAGTGAAGTGGTCCCACCAGTCGCGACCGTGATCGCGACTGGTGAGGCACTGACGAACGAGATTGTCGTAACTTGCGGCGTTCCGCCGGGCGGCGTGTAGGTGACCGTCAACAGCGGCCCGACGGCGGTAATGACCAGCGAGCCATTCGCCGTGGAGTCATCGACCCGAGCAACTCCCTTTGTTGCATCTTTGCCCAGCTTGATGACGCCATCGCTCTTGGGCTGGAGCTCGATGTCACCGCCAGTGCTCTCCAGGCGCAACGGGTCCGGCGAGAAGATGCCGGACTTCGTGTGATACCAGGACGGCCAGCGGGCCGGATCACCACCATCGCCAAGGATCAAATACGGAACGCCCGGACCATCGGCGTCGCCCGGTCGCACCAGCAACGCGGTGTCGCCCACCCGTGGCTTGCTGAACAGAATGTTGCCGGGGATGTGCTGCATCGCGATGGACGGGCGATCACTCAGGATGTCCACCACGTGGATCCAAGCGTCGCGCTCGGTGTCTTCCCCTTCCTGGGTCATCACCGGGTCGGTGCCATCCTCGCGTTCCACACGCACGATGCGATTCTCGCCGTTGTCTCGCCACCCGATGATGCTCCGAAGCACCGGGCCGGTGAGCATGGTGCGAAGGGCTTGCGAGGCTGCGCTCACGTGAGCGTCTCCAGGATCAGGTTGGCTGCATCGATCTTCACCATCGCGGCCCCTTCGAGTTCGTAGGTGAACGTTGCACCGCGCACGTAGAACAACGCCGTCGTCGGTTCGTTCACGGCGCGAGCGAGTATCTCTGCTGCCTGCGCAGAACAGCCGATGCGACGACGAATCAACGCGACCGCCGCTTGTGGGCTCGTTGCGTTGGCCGCACGGATATTGGCTTCCAGGCCGGGCTCGACGCGGATCATCACGCGATCGCCGTTGTGGATGCTCAGGAACTCTTCCGTCAGCAACGGCGACTCCAGGTCAATCGCCAGCTCCTGACGCGATCGATTCGTGTAGATGCGTTCCGCACTGCGCAGCAACTCATCTTGCGAAGTGATGCCGTCACGGAGCGCGTAGATGTCGCGCTGCTCATCGCCATTGCGACCACCGCCGCGCCCTTGCTGCCCACGTGCTCGCGTGCGCCTCGGTGCTGCAGCGGGCGCTGGCCATTCGGCCGACAATCGACGGCGCGATCGAGGGTCGAAGGAGTGCACGACCACGCTCCGTCGGTTGCGCTCGAAGCGCTTCTTCTGGCGCACCTTGATCGAGTTCGCGGCAGGCCCGCCGTAGTTGAACACCACGTCGGAGCGGGTCTGGTTGTCGCCCGTCGGTTCGCGCACCACCAGACGATCGAGTTCCACGCTCACCAATCGATTGACCGCACCGCAGGCCCGTTCGATCGCGTCCCACGCACTGGCATCGTTCGCGAGTGGAAGGGTCCCCGTGCGACCGCGACCCGAGACCAGTGGCGACAGCGGCAGGTGCAGCCCGAGTCCTGGCAGTGAAAGCAGCCCTGATGCCGACGGCACGCCATCAAGAATCCGCTGCAATGCCTGCTGCAATGTGTCGCTATAGCGGGGTCGCATCGCCGTGGGAATCGGCTTGAACGCGCGCAGTTGTGCACTGAAGTCGCGCGCTTCCAGCTTCACCGACGGTGCATCGTCCACCTCGCGCGAGGCCTCGATGTTGTCGGCGTAGCCCATGAAGCGAAGGAACTGCGGTTGATGGACGTTGCCGTCCATCGATCGCACATCGCCAAAGTAGACACCGACCCAGAGGTCTTCGACGTGACGCGGATCGAACGGCAGTGCGTTGCCTGGGAACTCCACCTCGATGCTCGATGCCTCGCTGTGATTGCGACGCTCGATGGTGAGACGCATCGGCGTCACGGTCGCCACCAGGTCCTCACCGAGCACCCGCGCATGCAACTGCATCAGCGCGCGCGGGTATTGGACGGTTGCGCTCATCGGGTCACCACGACTTCTGGTGAGGCCACCGGATGCATCAGGGTGTCTTCGAGCGCGGTGCGCGTTGCACGCAAGACCCGGTCAGGATCGTCCGCACGTTCGATCGTCTGTTGGATCGTCACGTTGTTGGTAACGTGCGTGTTTCCGCGTTGCGCCCGTGTGTTGTTCGAGCGTGCATCGAGCGGGTTCTGCGCAGCGTTGGGCGGTGGGACCAGTGCGGCGCGCTGCTGACTCTGCAGGATGGTGTTGACGTTCAGGTTGAGTGCGCGCTCCACCATCATGCGTTGCAGCGTCGGCTGGTTTGCGAACCGCTGCGCCATCGCGCTCATGTCCTGCAACACACGCTCGCGATTGGCTTGCGGAAGCTGATTCAGCGCCGCGATGTAGTGTTGCCCCTGCGCCATCGCTGCGATGGCTCGAATGCCCTCGGCGCGCACAACGTTGGCGTGTTGTTGTGCGTTCAGATGGGCGTCGTTGGCCATGTTGGCGCGCGACGAATCCATCCATTGATCGACTTCGTTGAAGAAGCGCGACGCACGACCCACCGTGGTGTCGAGGATCCACGCGGTCGCCTGTGCAAGTGCACCCACCAGCGGACCCACCGCACTGATCATCATGCCTGCGACCGATCCAACGGTTGTGGCAAGGCTGCCAAGGCTCCGCCCGAGCGTCGTTGCCGCGGGACCGACTTGCGTCACCAGGTCTGTCACCGGGCCGACGAGTCGACCCATGCCGCTGATCAATCCCGGCAACACCGCCGCCGTGAGTCGACCACCCTGCTCGCCCAGCGAAGTCACGAGGCGCAACACCGGCTGCCCTTGGGTGCGCAGCTCGGTAAAGATCTGGTTCACCGCATCGGTGTCTCTCGCGAGCGTTGCGAGCGCCGCGGCTGCGATGCCGCCGGCGGGTCCGCCGATGCCCATGCCGACCGCTGCAGCACCCGTGGTGCTGACACCTGCCATGCGCCGCGACAGCGCATCGATGAGACCGCCCGCGCCTTGAGTACGCGCGATGCCGAACATCTCGCGCCCGAAGCCCATCGCACGCGTAACGCCCGTGCGTGCGAGCGCTTGTGCACGCGGGATCGCGCGCTCCAACTGTTGATTGACCTGCGCCAGCGTGTTGCGCGTGCCCTCGAACAGCGGTTGCGTCGCCGAACGGAACAAGTCCGTCATCATGTCGCGCGTCGTGCTCGATACGGCCTCCCAGGAGTTGCCGTAGGCGCGCACCGCGTCGTCGTAGCCACTGATCGCACGCGACAACACTTCGAAGCGTCGTTGCGGGGTCAGTCGATTGAACTCGTCGGCGGTCATGCCGATCTGCGAGCGCAACGCGCTGTATGTGCGGACGTCGACGCCTGCGCGGCCTTCGAGGATCGCGCCGAAGTCTCGACCACCCTGCGCGGAGTCGATGCCGCGCATGCGCTGCACGGCCATCAATCGAGCTGAGAGCGCTTCGATCTCCGCAACGGACTGTCCAGCACCGAGACCGCCGGCGAGACCGCCACCCAACACGTTCTGCAGGTCCTCGAAGGACCCTGGCAACTCGCGCGCATGCACCCGCATGCGTTCGATGAGCGCATCGCTGACCTGCAACGACTGGTTCCAACTGCTGGTTGCACCACCCGCCTGCATCATGCCGCCGAGGGCAATGCGCGAGGTCTCTGCCGCGGACCCGATCTCGAGCACGCGCCGCGCGAGTTGCTGTGCGCCCGCGGCGATCCCGATCCCAGCGACGGCGCCGCGCAGACTGAACAGACTCCCGAGCGCGTTGCGTGCGGCAGAGCCCACGCTTCGAATGCCACCAACGATTGCGCGCAGTCGCGTGGACGCACCGCGGTCGTCGACCGTGTACTCGGTTCGTACGTCGTAGACTTCGCTCATTGATCGTTGGTGGTGCTGGTGCCCGACTTGTTTTCGTCAGACACCATCTTCGAGATGCGTGCAGCGAGTCGCACGGCTCGCCAGAGTGGGAGCTGCGCGATCTCGCTGCGTTGCTGGTGTCCGTAGCGCATCAGGATCGCAAAGAGGTCTTCGAGACCTTCGACCGGATCCTTCGGTGGCTCTACCCCGCCACCGTCTGCGCTTTTCCCACGTCGCCCTGAAGCTCAACGCCGTAAGGGTTGTTGATCAGACCCACCAGCGTGTTGAAGTCGGGCAGGGCGCCCAGCACGGCGTTGATCCGTCGCGGACCATCGCGGCTGATCAGGTCGGTGTACGAAAGCGTGATCCACTCGTTGGGCGGGATCTCCGCCAGCATGCGTGCGGTGTCGGCGACGCGCAGCACGCGGGGCTTCGATTGCCGCGGTGCGATCTCATCGAGGATCGTTTCCGCCTGTGCGGACTCAGGCTCCTCGGCGTGTGTCGTGACCTCTTGGAACAGCCAGGGGCGCCGCTCCGTGATGGCGCGCGTGCACTTCGCCACCATCTCGACGAGCACCATCTTCTCGGCGAGATGTGCCTTGGCTTCGTTGCGTCCGAGACGCTGTGCAACCATGGCTTGGATGTTGAGTGCATCCTCGGTGAGCAGCGGGACGAAGCGCACCGCACGGCCACTCGGAAGGATCGCCTGAAACAGCACTTCACTCACGAGACCTTCTCCCAATATTGCGCGGTGATCTCGCCGTCGCGCTTCACAGCGTCTTTGCGACCAGACCAGTTGATGCCGAGCTTGCCCACGCTCCGTTCACCACGAAGCACCCACGTCTCATCGACGCCGTCACGGTTCTCGAAGATGCAGAGCACCTTCAGATCTGGAACGGGCCGACGCTCTTCGCGTGCGAGGTCCTGTTCCGCGATCGCCGCTTCAAGATCCAACGAGTCCACGTCGCCCTTGAGCTTCATCGTGTAGCCGTTGATCGTCTTGTCGGGCACAGACCGCTTGTTGCCGATGTAATCGTCCTGGTGGATGTCCGAGTTCTCTTCGACCGAGCACTCGGAAAACACCTCTGGATTGCCGCGGACGCGGTCATTGATCAGAACGCGCACCAGCACGTTCTCGCCACGCATGACTGCCTTGCCCATGGCTCTACTCTGCCTCCTGTACCGTCACGGTTTCGCCGACCTTCGCCAGCAGGAAGATGCGCTCGCGCGGCGCGTACGTGCGCACTTCGAGCAGCATCGAGAAGTCGCCGCCGGAGAGCGACGTGGGCGTGTTCACCGAATCGACGTTGATGCCGAACGCACCGATGCGATCGAGGCGTTGCTCCGCCTTCAGGAAGCTGTCGACCAGTCCCTTCATCTCGGCGTTATCGAGTGGCGAGTTGGGCGCGTTGACGTAGTCCGTGAGCGATGAACGAATCGACTCGATCAGGTAGGTCGCCATGCGGCGCCGAGACGCGAATTGCTTGCCCTTTGTCTGCGACAGCGTGCGATCGTGATTCGTCACGATCTTCGCGTCCTTCACACGCTTGATGCCGAGGGCGATGCCCAGCGCGAACGCCTCGCCACCCGGCGCGCCTTCCACATCGAACGGCGACTGCAACTCCTCGAACATGTCGAAGTAGTCCGCACCTTCGTCGCCATGCTGGGCGTGCGACCGGTTGGGATCGAGGTTGATCATCGCCGTGGCTGCAGCCGTCGCGAACGGCGAGGTCTGCAACGTGCCCGACAGATCGCGCACCTTGCCCCAATTGCCATACGCAACGGTGTAGTCGTTGAGCAGTCCCGACACTGCAGCCGCGGACTTCACCGATGCCCATGCCGCATCGACATCGAACTGCAGCACCGCCATGCGGTTGCCCTTGAGCTTCGCGTGCGACGAGAGTGCGGTGTTGACCGTCGCACGGAGCGACGAGCCGCAGTCATCGGCCACGACGACACCCACGTCGTTGTGCAGCTCGAAGAGCGACAGTCCCTTGTCGGGTGCGCCTTCCGTGCCCGTGTAGTCCGCGGCAACGACGGCGCTGCCATCGGTGCCGCCAGTGAGCGACGTGGTGCCGTTTGATGGCCACGCGGGCACTGCGTGCGAGGCGATCGTCAGCGATGCCAACAGCTTCGAGTTGGTGACATCGATCGAGCCTGCGGTGTTGGCCGCTGGCAACGACTGGTTCTGATAGACCTCTTCCGTGGTGCCTGTCACCGCGTCGGTGAGGCGTACCGTGATGTTGCGCTTCGCGGCGTCGCCGTTCGTCGCCGCGGAGTACGTGACCGTGATGTTGTTGCCGAGCACACCGGGGTACTTGCCCGTTGCCGTCTGCGTTCCGCCCGTGCCTGTGATGGCAGCCGTTGCGGTGACCGGCGTTGCGCCGAGCACGCGGCAGATCTTCCATCGACCCTTCTTGCGCTTCATCAGCGCACGGAAGCCTGTCGATGTGCGGGGCGAACCCGCGGGCTCGAACATGTCGATCAGGGCCGCCGACGAATCCGGGGTCACCACCGTCTGCGCAGGCCCCCAGGCAAAGCGCGCCACGATGCCGATGTACTTGCCCTGGATGCCCGCGACCAGGCGCGGCGCGGCCTGCTCGATCGCGTAGACACCCGGACGGTCGGCCTGCGAGACCGAGTCAATCCAAAGTCCACCCGCCATGATGTTCTCCTACGTGATGATGGAGGGCTCGGTGTCGAGACCCTGCACGGTGATCTTCTTGATGAGCGTCATCGTCTGTTCGTCGGTGACCAGCAGTGCGGCTTCGCCCGTCCACTGCGTTCGCCACTCGCCCGACTGCGCGGCGTCGCCGTCTTCAATCGGTCGCGCGAGACCGAACCGGTAGTCGCAGGGCGAGTCGAACAGCGTGCCAACCTTCAGCATCAACCCATGCACGCGACGGTGACGCAGCGACGATGGTGCGGCGCCTGCGAAGGTCTCTTGTGGTGGTCGATTCAACGCGGCGTGCACTGCGCGCGCGAACTCGTCGCGCTTCGCAGCAAACTGCGTCCAGGCTTCGAGCTGTAGCGGGATCGTGACGCGGCCATAGGTGTATCGAACCGTTCCCGACGGCGAGGCGCCGACCGTCACGGACTGCCGCACAGGCGGCCACCATTCGTCGTTGATCTCGCCGCCCACCAGCACCGCCAACGCGTATGGGGGCAATGCCGCGCCTGGTGTCGGCCACACATCGAGGACCTTCAACGTTGGGAACGTCGGCCCGAGAGTCGTCGCGAGATACGTCGCGAGCGCGGTGCGAACATCAGCAATCATGGTCGCGGTCGCGGATCACGCAGTGCACGACGCACGATGCGCTCGAGCGCGCGGCGCTGTCGCGGAAGCGTGTTGCGGATGAACCACGTGGGGCGTGTGCCGTGAAACATGATCTTGCGTTGGATCGCCCTCGCCACGTTCTCGATCTGCTGTTCGCTCGCGGCGGTGAAGCGTCCGCGTCGATCACGGGCGCGTCGAATGCGAAGCGTCTTGACGTGCCGTCGCACCCAATCGATCAGGGGTTGGAGCGGTGGCACGTGCGGGCGCGACCCACGTTCAACAATCGCCGCGTGCGGTGCACTTGCAATGACGACACTCTTCGTTGCGCTCTCGCGCGTCGCGCGGATCGAGGACTTCAGGGCGCCAACATCGACCGGTGCTGCGCGCGCTTCGATCTCGGCGCCGAGCAATGCCGCTTCGTGCACCGCCGCTCGCACTCGTTGGATGCGCGCCGACTCGCGCGACTCAAACACACGCGCGAAGTCTTCCAGGCGAACGGTGATCTTCACGGTGTCTCACGACGTGGGCGCACCACCAGCTCGTAGCGAAACGGCTTCGAGAAGTCGGCCACCACGATCGTTGCCAGTGTCGTTTGTTGATCGTCCACCAGCACCACGACGACGTCCTGGTTCGCAGCGGGAGCCGGTTGCAGTTGCGCAGGGGTGAACCCACCGCCGACGTGCTGCGGTGGGATCGGTGCAATCCTGAGATCGCCATCGGTGAACGTGCCACCACTCGAAGCGATCTCGCGCGGCGACAGCGCCTTCACCTTCGGTCGGGGCGTGATCGCCAGATCCGTGTTCGTGGCAGTGCCGATACCTGGTGCACCACCACTCCACGTTCGAAGGCGGATCGTGACCGCGTGTCGATTCACCCCGAAGTCGTCGCCAAGCTGATTGCCCAACGTCACCAGCGGCAACAGTTCATCGCGCAGACTCACGGCTCGCGCGTCCAACGAAGCCCGCCGCCGGCGTCGGCTTCACTCGGTGGGTCGAAGGGCACGGCGAGGGTCCGTGCGAGCTGCCCTCGGAAGTAGTCGTACTGCGTGATGCGGTCTGACCACTCCTTCGGATTCAACTCGATCGTGTCGACCTTCGTGGCTTGAAACCGCGTGTCCACCGTCGTGAGCTTCGTGCGCAACGCATCGAGCGTGGTGAGTAGCTCGCGCACGGTGGTCTCGCCGTTGGGCGTGAGCGAGTTCAGCGCAGCTTGGAGTTGGTGGGTGCGTTGCGTGAGTTCAGGCACGCCACCCAACAACTCGCCCACTGCGCTGACCTGCTCTACCCCCATGTGGAGATAGACCTTGCGCGTTTCTTCGGGCAACAGTGCCATCAGCGTTTCGGAAGCGGTTCCCCGTCACGAACAAGCACGTAGCCCATCTCGCGCGCCGCCTCGCGAAGCAACTCGGTGTCGCGTGCAAAGCGGTTCTGCAAGTACTCCAGGTGCTCCTGAGACTCCACGGGGACGAAGCGGAAGTACTCCTCGCAACCCGCGAGTTGTTCGACGCGACCGGGGGACGTTTCCCACTCACCACCGAGGTAGCGCGCGTTGCCATCGCGATACGCGATCGTGCACTCACGCCGCGCGATGGCAACCGTGCGCCACGGGGGCGGAGCGGGCGCTGGCGTGGGTTCCGGTTCCGGCGCTGCCACGGGCGCGCTGGTGGGCTCCGGCGTCGCTGGTGGATCGACGGGCGCCGACGTGGCAACGGGCGCTTCTGTTGGCGCTGGCGTTGCCACGGGCGCGGGTGTCTCGACAGGCTCTCTCGGAGCGCTGTCGTTGTTTTTCTTCGACATGATCGTGCTCCGCGTGATCGCTCACGCAGTGAGGGTTATGCCGCCGGGCCTGCGCTCTCGACCACCACGCAGCGCTTGTAGCGCTGGATGCCGCTGAGAGCCTTGCTGTCCGTGGGGCACACGTAGTCGATGTTGCTCGCCCACGATGCACGGATGGTGCGACCGAGCGCGTCGAGCGGTGCGCGCAGCACCAGGGTGATGATGCCGCCGTCATCGATCGACATCTTGAAGTGGTTGGCGCTCGCAACGCCCTGGCCGAACGTGACCTCGCCCGCAAACTCTTCCTCGGGCAAGAACGCCTCGACGCAAACTTCGTTGCCGAACACCAGCGAGCGATGGATGTGCGCCTGCAGGCCACCGGATCCCGACGCAAGGATCTCCATCTCCGTCTTGGGTGCACGGAAGAACTGAATGCCCGCGTACCGACCGAGAGCGCCACTCTCGATCTCGGGACTCTTGCCTGCACCGTTCACCGAGTTCTGGAAGTTGGTGTCGGCAAACAACTGGTCTTCGGTGTCGCTGTCGATGAACGCGCCGTAGTCGCCACCGACCACGCCGTTCATGCCCGGCACGTTGTGCCCACGAAGGTACGCAGCAGCCTTGCGGAACGCTGCGAGCGTTGCCGTGTCACCCGAGACCACCAGGCGCTGCGTTGCGCGGTCGTTCACACGAACCACCTGCGCGGCATCGCTGCGCACCACCGAGTCGTACTGCGACCACGATGCGTTCGCCGACAACGTGATGGTGTTCGTCGTGAGGTCGACCGCCGTGTACGTCACCAGGGCGCCGCCCGCGATCGACAACGAACCCGGATTCGATGCGCTGACGGGAACGGGCAGACCGTTCACGACCACGGTGTCAAAGCCCGTGGCATCGCGAACAACAAGGGCAGTGGTGGTCACGCCAGCCGTGGTTGCGAAGCTGTTGCCGCCGCCATACGCATCCATGATCGCGCGCATCGCAAAGCGGTTGTGCGACTGCTGCCCCTGGAATGCGAGCGCGCCGGTGTCGCTCAGAAAGCGGTTGCTCTGTGCGACGTACGAGCCGGGCAGGTGAATGTCGAGCGACTGGCCCTGCGGCGTAAGCTGATAGCTGAATTGCTCGAGCGATCGGGTCACGAGAGACGGGTCCGCACCGGGTGCGAGCTTCGACCCTGCGCGCGTAGACGGCTGAATGAGTCCGTCGCGGGTCTTGATGATCTTCTCGCCCACGCGGCCCTGGTGGCGCTCTCGAATCATGAGACGCCGCCAGAGCAACGCGGGCTTCAGCGCGACCATCAGCTCGCGAGAAAGCAGTCCGTCTTGCACGGCCCCCTGCACTGCAGCGGGCAGAAACGCGAGATTCAACGTGGGCATGATCAGGTCTCCTTGGGTCCGCGCGAAGCGCGGGATTCATGGCTTCGCGCAGACGCGCGAGTGACTACTTGGGTCCGCCGGCGGCGAGCACCTTCGCCTTGTGGGCGCGATACTCCTCGTCGGTCATTTCGAGCGTGGACTTCGACTTCACATCCGCGGGCGCAGGACCACCCGATCCTGCGGCGGTGTTCGCCTTTGCCGCGGGTACGGCCTCGCCTGCGAACAACCCAGCGGCGCGTGCCTTCGTGATCCACTCGAAGCGCGCGTGCGGCTCTTCGGGTGCGAGATCGAGCAACGCCTTCTTCTCTTTCGGGACGGCCTTCTCTTCGATTTCGAGCGCCGACTTGATGGTCTTCTCGAACGCCTTCGCGCGAGCGGCGTCAGCTTCGAGTTCCTTCATCTTCGCGGCGGTCTTTTCCGCTTCGGACATCTGCGCCTTTTCGAGCTCACTGAGCTTTGCGAAACGGGCCTTGGCGTCTTCGGGCTTCTCGAAGCCGAGTTCCTTCAGTGCTGCCTTGAGCCCAGCTTCGCGCTCTTGCTTCAAGCGCTCCGTGAACTGCTCGGTGGTCATCTGTTGGAACGCGGGCTTCGTGTCTGCACCCGGTGCAGGCGCTGGCGTTGGGGTCGGCTCGGGCTCGGTCTTGGGCGTGGACATGGTGGCGATCTCCTACGTCGCGTGACGCTGCGACGAAGCGATGGAGTTGGTGGCGGAAAGCGAAGCGGAAAGCAGACAATCAACGATCAACCAGTGATCGCTGTGCTCAGTGCGGTGGCGGGCTTCTTGATGTAGCGAACGCGAACACGCGTGACGGTGTTCGGCAGGGTGATCGTGACGCCGTCGGCACTCACTGCAGCGATGCCGACGGCAACGTTGGCGCCACCAGGGGGAAGCAGCGGCGTCGATGTGCTGTTGCCGGGCAGGTAGTGCCCAACGCTCGCCGCAGTGCCCGAGGTCACCACGTGAATCGATTGGATCAACAGACATCCACCAGGGGGTGTCACGGTGGCAGACGCGGTGATCGTTCCCGAGTCCCACTCCTGCACTGCGAGCAGGTCACCGAGGTTCACGGCGCGCAGCATGTCAGCGACACGGTTCGGGTCGGCGAGCGTCAATTCTTGGGCGAGAGTTGCCATGATAGCGAGTCCTTTTCAGTCGAGGAATTCGGCCCACTCGGCGCGCCATGCACCAGTGCGGCAACGACAGTTCGGGTGTGCGGGTGCGTGCTCGATGGCACCGCGTGGCGTGTCGAACATCGCGTCGAGCGCGACCTTCTGCCCGTTGATCGGGAGGCACACCGCATCGCAGGCAGAGCCATCCGCGCACCAACGCTTCTGCAGGTCGGGGATGTCCCTGCGCGCATCGTGCATCGACTCCATCAGCGTCGAGTTGTAAGCGCTGTGCACTTCGGTCCGTGCGACGCGTTCAGCCCAGTGTCGATAGCGACGGAACAGCCCTTCAGGGATGTCTTCCATGCGTCCGCCGCCCATGTCGACGCGACCCATCGGACCACCCTGACGCTGCAACCGATTCACCAGATGGTAGCGACTCTCACCACGAAGAATTGATGCTGCGATGGTCTCGCGCAGGTCGTGACCGACCATCCCTGCGTAGCGCGCTGCGCTCGTTTGGATGCGCGGGATGATGTACGACTTCGACGTTGCGACCACCCGCGCTGCATCGAGGTTCACGGGCGTGACGGAGTCCTGAAAGTGCCGCGACAGCGCTGCGATCTCGCGCGTCAGATGCTCTGGTGCGAGCGATGCTGCCAACGTTGCGCCTGACTCCAGGTGTTCACCGAGGGCCTGTTGCAACCGTGCCTGCATCTCGTTGATCTGCGCGAGTGCGACGCGGTAGCTGTGCGGGGTGAACCGTTGATCGTCGCCCGTTGCGACCATCCAGCGATTCATGTCTTCGAGCAGGTCGCGTTGTGCTCTCGCGAACACGGGTGCCATGGCGCGCATGACGTCCGTTGGCAGTCGATCGACCCGTGCAACCTGACTATCGATCAGGACTCGCACCGCGCGTTCAGCACGCGTGAGCCGACTGCGACGCACAGGCAATCGCAACCGTTCGAGGACCTCGATCGCCACGACTACGCGGCTTCCTTCTTGTCCTCGCCATCATCAGGCGGATCCTTCGAGGGGTCCGTGCCTGGTGGTGGGTTGCCGGGGCGCTTCAACATCGCGCCGTAGCCATCGGCTTGCTCTTCTTCGATGTGATCGAGCACGGCCTGCACATCACGCACGCCGAAGTACGAAGCGAGAGAACGAACGATCGTCTCGCGATCCATCAGACCCGCGGAGTACAGCGTCGATGCAGCCTGCGCGAGATCCAACAAGTCCGCCGGCGTGAGCTCGAACGCGTCGCCCCAGAGCAACGTGACCTTGCCCGCGGGGATCACGGGCGCCGGTGTTTCGAGCGCGGTGTCGGTGCCACCCAACTTGCCTTCGCGCACCGCACGACAGATCTGCTGGAACAACGTGCGCAGACCACGGCCGTACGACAGACGCAGCTCTCCGATGAGTTCGAGCATCACCGCATGTAGGATCTTCAGCGCGATGCCTGACTTGCCCGCGGCCTTGAGCTTGTCGGGGTCGGGCACAACGACGCGCTTCGTTTCGAGCGTGCGATTGCGTTGATTCTGCACGTGCTCTTCGGCGACGCGTTGCCCCTCGCCTGCGAGTTCGAGCAGCTCGGCGCCACCGCCCTCGGACTTCTTCGGGAGCGAGACGCTGTTGCCCGGCGCACTGCGTTCGATCTTCAGTCGTTGCTCGTCGCTCAGGCCGTAGTAGACGCGCTCAGGATCTTGGTTGTAGCGAATCGCACGCGACTTCTGCGAGAGCGTGCGGTCGATGTCATCGACGGTGTTATCGACGCCTTCGAGCATCGAGACGCCGTCGATCGAACAGGACCCGTCATCCTGCGACTTGATCCACACCGCAGGCACGAAGCCGAAGCCGTGCTCTGCCCGGTCCTCGACGGTCCACGTGGGATCGCGACCATCGGATTCAACGGCGACCTCTGCGTAGACCACGTGCGCAGTGGTGGTCCATTCCTCGCGATACCAGAACTCGCGCACCACGCAGACCTCGCGACCGTCGCGGATCTCGCGCACTTCCTTCTGGAAGCGATAGCGCAGCTCTAGCGACTCGAGGTCACGACGACGCTTCTTGCTGAACGTTGGTCGACAGTGCTTCGCCTGCAACGCACGGAAGTCGAATAGCCCGTCACGCACGGCCCACGTGAGCACCATCGTGCCCGTGGCGAGCCCTTGCTTCGCCGCGATGAGGGCTTCTTCCTGCAAGCACCCTTCGTCGGCGATCGCAGCGAACCAGGCCGTCACGTCGCCGCTGTCGTCGGGCGCTTCGTCGTCGGTCTTCGTGGTGCTCTGCGCAGGCTCGAACGCGATCTCAGGGAATCTACCCTCGCCAAACAGCAACGCCGCCGGGCGATCCACCAGCAACCGCGGCAGATCGTATTGCACCGACGGCTTCTGCTGTCGCAGCGGTGCGGGCTTCGTCCCTGGTGGTGTCTTGTCCCAGGCGGGCGCCAAGCCACGGCCCTCGTACTGCGCGCCGCGATACACACGCTCGCGCGTCTCCAGGTACTGCGCACGGTAGGACGCCACGACAGCGCCAACAGCACGCGCCACGAGTGCGGTGCCGAAGCCTGCGATGCGATCTGCGAAGCTCAATGATCGTCCATCGGGTTGTGATCGAGGTCGCCGACGTAGTCGCGAGGCATGGTCAGCACTCGCAAGCCGATTGCAGACGCCATGATCGTGTCGTCGTCGCAGCCATCGCGCGCCGCCACCGATCCATCCTCGTGACGAATGAACGTGCGGGCTTCGCTCACGAACACGCGATCGCGTGTCGAGTACTCACCACGCGTCACCGCATCAACGAGCGCATCGATGATCGCCGTGCGGTTGTGCGGGCCGGTGTACCAACCGGGCAAGCCATCGGGCGCATACCAGACGTTCGGGTAGTGCTCTTGCTCTTCGAGCACCACCAGCACGCTGTGCCCGTGGTTGTTGCGCTCGACCACCAGCAACGCTTTGTTGTACGCGATGCCCAACTCGGCGCACCGACGTGCGAACTCCGATGGTTGGCGCTTCTCGCGGTAGGTCGCGACGTGGGCCTTGTCGCTGCGACGGTAGACGTTTGCGACGAGCCAGTTGGAGCGCTTGCGCTTCTTGCCGCCCGCGGTGTCGACACTGATCAGATACTCTTCGTGCGCGATGGGCTCTTCCCACACACGCAACGCAGGTTCGTCACGATTGAGCTTTGCCACCAACGGAGCGAGCGTGTCGTGCGCGCGCAGTGCGTCGGCGCAGCACTTCTCCAGGCGATCAAGCGCACCCACGTCGAAGTAGGTCGTGCCGGGTTGGATGAACGCGCGGCGACGATCGTGCGGGTACTCCTGCAGCGTGCGGTCAATGCCGTTGAGCGATCGCTGCGTGCGCCACCATGTGAGCTGAGCAACAGTGAATTCGATGCCCAGTTCTCGGGCCGCTGCGATCAGTTCCGCTTCATCGCCATCGCGTGGGTCTTGTGCGGCGGAAGCATCGAGCCCTTGGTGGTACTCACTCTGCAGAAACCAGGGGTAGAAGTGCAACGTCAGGCCGTTGGTTGCAGCCGCCGCACCTTCGCAATGTTCGTAGAACAGCCCGCCCGCGCCGTTCGCCGTCGACTCTTCGGTGTACTCGCCACCCTGCTCGATCGAGGGCAACGTTTTCATCAACGCAACGACCGTTGCAGCATCAAAGGGGTAGAACGCTGACTCAGTGAGATGCAGACGATGGAACGTGCCCGAGCGACCGCGTCGCTCTGCAACGTGCTCGGTGCCACCCGAGTCGAACACGGTGATCGTACTGCCGTTGTCGAAGCGTGCGGTGAGTCCTGACCAATGCGGAACGACGTCGAGATCCGCGAGCCCATCGAGAAGGAACGCGAGCTTCGCTTGCATGCCCTTCACGTACAGGTTGGCCTTGTCGGGGATGGTCACGATGCCGACGGCAACGTTGGTGCGCATCAACGCGAACCACACATCGCGTGCGACTTCGAGCGTGGTCGCTCCCACCTGGCGCGCCTTCAGGATCACATCGCGACCCGTGCGGGCTGCGACGAAGCGTCGTTGGATCTCGTTGAGAGTGAACGGGATCACCTCGCCGGGGACCTTGGTGGTGATCTCGACGAGCTGCTCGCAGAACACGCGGAACGAACCGCTGTGATCACCCGCGGCGAACAGTCGCTTGCACTCACGCCATGCAGCACGACGCGCTTTCAGCTCTTCGGCGGTGCGGGTGCGCGCAGTTGCCTTCGCATGCTCCTGCACACGCAGGCGCTCACGTACGCGCTTGTTGAGCGCACGTTGCACGATGTTGGTGGCGGAGAGCACGTTACTTGTCGTCGTCGGACTTGTCGGACGGGTTCAGGACTTCGTGGGCCATCACGACTTCATTCACGCGTCGAAGCGCGGTCACTACGTCCGCGAACGGGGCGTCTTTCTTCTCTGCGTGTTCCATTACGATCTCAACGAGGCGGTGGCGCGCAGCCTTCGCGGTACCAAGGAACTCTTCATTGATTCTGGTCTGCAGCTCTGCGCAGCGCGCTTCGACTTCGGGCAATTCGCCGTAGAGAGCACGCCACATGCGCAACGTTCGTGATGGGACCTTGTGCTTCGTCGATGCGTACTTGAGCCCGAGATTCTTGTAGTCGACGAGCGCTCGCGCGATGCGCTCTGTGTCTGGTCTGGATTGCGACACACGTCACGTTGTTGATTGCGAAGGCCGCACGCCTCGCCACTTCAAGGCACGTGCGGCCTTCTCGATGTGCACAGATGTTCGACCGAGGATCACGCCGCCGCGTCTACCCGCTGCGACGGTGTGATCGCCATGGTGTCCTCACCGATGAACCGCTCCCACTCGTCGCGATCGACCACCCAGCACCAGCGACGCGCACCTTCGAACGTGTGCCGATACGCCTGCAACCCCGCCGCTCGCAGCTCTGCGAGACGACGGCGTGCAGTGCGGTCGGTGCGATCGATCTCACCCAGTGCGGCGAGCAGATCGAGCACTGTCAGGCGCTCTGTCATCGGTGCTTTGGACGGTGAAAACGGGCGGTGGGCGCACGTGTATCCGTCGAGAAAACAGGGGTAGTGTGTCCGTAGGGCTGGAAAGTGTCAAGCGACAGGGGCTACGCCCACACGCCGGTCGGCCGAACCGCGATCCACATGCGGTGCTTGATCTCGTACACGTCGCGCGCAGACAGCGGCATCACGCACGGATTCCCGGTCGATGCCTGTTCCAGCATCCGCCTTGCCTCGCACCAGCGAAGCATCGGCCACATCAGTTCGTTCTTGTCGCCGTCTCGATTCCAGCCCCAGGTGCACGCCACGGGGTCGTAGCTGCCGCGTGTCCATCGTGCACTACGCGTCTCGGTGCCCATGCGCGTGGTGACATCCACTTCGTTCGCGCTCACCGGCCGAAAGAACACTGCGTCGTCTTCACCCATCACTCACCTCCTCGTCATTGGTCATAGCGACTCGCGTAGACCCTGTCAGCGACAGAGCAAGCGATCTGCTGTCGCGAAAGAAGCGACGACAGGAATCGATTCCAGGTATCGAGCGAGGATGGTGTTCTTGAGTAGTCTTGCTTGCCATTGGTGCTGCACGAGAGGACAAAGGACTCGCCCTTCTCCCGTGAATCCGTAGGTATGGCTTCGCGCCAGAGAGACAGGAAGCGCATTCCATTGATCGTGCATTCCTCCACCTTTGTATCCTTGCGATCCCAGCCTCGCAGGGCACAGCAGAGCGCCACCGCGTGCTCCTTGACCGTTTCAACGTCGACAGTCTGTTCTACCTGCGACATCACGCACCCCCATCGTTGAACCACACCAGCAACACCAACTCTTCGAGCGAGGTCGCGAACTTCTTTCGTCTCGCACGCGCACCATCGCACTGCGCTTTCCACTGCTCGTGTTCGGCCGCTGACTTTGGCTTCGCAGGAATCGCCCACGACGCGCGCTGCTCACGTGTCGCCACCAGATCTGCAAGCTCATCGCGAATGCCACGCAACAGCGTCGGCCTGTCGACGAAGCGCTTGCCGTTGGGTTCGTACAGCCGACCTCGCCACACCCTCGCGTGCAGCACACACAACTCGATCGCATGCGCTGCCAACAGCAATGGCGACTCTGCGACGGGTCGCGGTGTCATCGCAGCGGCCTGCGCGACGTGCCGAAGCACGGTGAGCGTTGCGAGCACATCGGCTTCCGTTTCGATCGCCTGCAGCGCCCGCGCATACGCCGCCTGTGCCTCTGTTACGCGACGAAGCATTGCTGCGTGCGAGCACCTGACTGGCGTGAACAGCGCGCGCGACACCCTGATGCTCGCCGTCGCTTCCCACCCATGCGCAAACCGCGTGATCGCGAGCAACACCACGAACAGTTCGAAGCACCGTTGCTCCTGCTCGCCAGCATGCCGGAGGGCGTTCAGCCGATCGCGTAGCCGTGCGCCCTCGCGCAGTCGATCGATCGCATCGCACTGCTCGTCGCTGAGGTCCGTGCTCTCGATGCGCGCACCACCGCCCGTGTTGCCGTCCCAGCCTGGACGCACGATGCCCGATGGTGGCGGTCGATCACGAGCATCACGCTCTGCGATCAACGCAGCGTCGCGTAGCAGGGCGAACAGGGAGCGCTGCCCACGGCGTTCGACCTGGCGCTCCAACCGTTGGCGTGCGGCCGTGCCGATGGCGACGACGGCGTTGCACTCGTCGCAGTTCATTGCGGCATCCGTGGCACCCTGCGCTCGAAGCTGTGCAAGCAGCGACGCGCACGATGGGCATGTCGCGAGCGGTTCAGCGGTCACGACGCACCCCCGACAGATGGCGACAGAAACAGGCGGCAGAATCCGGCGACGTGCTGGAGCTCTACGCGATGACGATGGTCAGCCGACGTTCCCACCGCTTCCCAGGTCGTCGAGGTGGGGACCAAAGCGGGAACAGCTTCTTTTCTAGTATTGTTCCCACTGTTCCCACTGTTCCCACTGGTTCTATAACTTCGTAGGAATCCCATAGAGTTTAGGAAACGCTTTCGAGTGGGAACGTGGGTACAACCCTGCGTTTCACCGCGAATGAGGTGGGAACACGAGGTGGGAACAGTGGTGGGAACAAGACCCGAAGGTGGGAACATTCAGTCGAATCCCTCGCTTTCCGGCGCTGGTGCTGCGTTGGCGTCGAACGATGGATTGACCCAGACCCACGTCGGCTCCTGGCGGACTCCGTTGCGTTCGATGCGTCGCTTCTCGCGGGTCAGCCCGAGCTGTCGCAGGATGGTTGCGATTCGCATCTGCCGGCCCTTGTCCAGATCGGCCTTCGGGATCGAGCAGGCCCCCGACGAGATCTCGAACACGAGGTAGTCGGGCCGGGAGTTCACCCGTAGCCATGCGGCGATCAGGTCGAACCACGGATCTTCTTCCTGGTACTGCTCGCTGTGCTCGGTGTGCAGGACCTCGCCGGCGCGATCGAGGTACCAGGGTTCACCACGCAGATAGAGCGCGCGCGCCTCGGCCCACAACTGATCGCGCCACGATCGCAGCGTCTCCAGGTTGATCTCGCCAGCGACAGGCACACACCAGAAGCGCCGCGATCCGGTGGGGTCGTTGAGGAACTGCGGCAGGTTCGTCGATCCGACAATGACGCCGCTTCGAAGCACGCGCCTGGCTGCACGCTGGAACGGCGGCCGGAACGTGTCCTCCTGTGACGTCACGAACGACTTCACCTCGGACGCCTGCTTGCGCGAGGTGACCTGCTCGATCTCTGCCCACTCGTAGATCCACGCGAGCGAGAGTTGGAGTCGACTGTCCTTGTCACCCAGGTTCATGTGCGTGTCGCTGAACCACGGAGATGCAAGCGCACGAAAGAACGACGACTTGCGAAACCCCTGCTTGCCCGTGAGCACCAGGGCCGTATCCACCTTGCATCCCGGCTGCAGCACGCGCGCGACGGCACTGATGAACCACGCACGAAGCATCGCTTGCGTGATGGGCGACTCGACGCCGAGCAGCTCGGGCCCGACGCGACAGATGCGCTCGATCCCATCCCACGTAAGGCCATCCAGGTACTGCCGCACCGGATGATACGAGCGCTGCGATGCGACGGTGATCAACGCTTGCGCGAGGTTCGCTGCGCTGGGCTCGATGCGATACCGCAATTCGATCGCCTCGCGCAGATCACCCAGCGCACTGTCCTCGATCGGACGTCCATCAAGATCGGGTCCGATGAACATCTCATTCCATCGCAGCCGACCCTTAAACTCGGGCGCGTTCCGCAGAATCGAACAGAGCACCGCGAAGCTATTGATCAACGCGCCGTGCTTGTTGCGCGGCAGATCACGCATCCAGTCATCGTCGATCGCCTCGCCCGTCACCGCTTCGCGTGGTGCTGCAGTGAGTGCCGTGCGTCCGTTGGGATCGTCGATCAGTCGATAGATCCAATCGCCCGCCGGCGGCGCGCTCTCGATCGAGTGCCCCTTGCGCCAGGTCACCGCACCCGTGCTGCCCTCGCTCGGCGGCAACACAAGCAGACCCGTTCCCAGGATGCGCACGCCGGTCGCGATCTCCGTGTTCGGCAACGCGCGCGATGATCGAAACAGCCACCACGTCATGCGCGGTGCCTGCAGATCTGCGGGCCCAAGCGCGTAGCTGTCCACCAGCACGCGCACCGCATGCGAAGCGGGCTCACTGCTCGCGGCCTCGATGGCGACCAGTGACGGCCCCAACTGCACTGCGACGGCGGCGTTCGGATGTCGGAACCACGCCGTATCGAGCGATGCGCCGTCCGTGGTCGCCGTCGGCAACAGTGGCGCGTGCGTGCGTGGATCCACCGGCATCACCGGATGTCCCGCTGCTGCATACGCACGTGCAGCCATGCGCGCCTTGCTGGCGTTCAAGTCCACGACGCTTATCGATCGCCCCCGAACGCCTTCGCTTGCAGCAGCAACCCGCGCACGCGCCAGTCGCCAAGTCGATCCTCGTTAAGCGATGCCGTGCCGACCTTCGCCTTGCGCTTGCCGTTGACCACCGTGACCTGTCGCTCACATCGATCGATCGCATCCGCCACGATCGCCCACGGCACTGCGTACGTGCGAGCGAGCGCGGGCGTGTCGCCAAACAGCACGACCACCACCGCGAGCGCTCCATCACGTGCAGCGCGCGCCAGCTCCTGCCGTTGCGGTTCGCGCAACATGTCGAGGGCGAGGCGTCCAGACGAGCAGAACTTCGCTTCGATGTAGACAGCGCGACCACCGCGCAGGTGTCCATGGAAGTCGACGCCGGCTGCAGCCAGGTGCACTCGACGGCCGCGGATCACCGTGACGTTCGTCGGTCGCTTCTTCAGCACACCGAGCCCCGCAAGCGCGCACTGCTCTGCCATCGCTGCAACCGCAGCTTCGCCTTCGGCACCATGCGCGACGCGAGTCTTCTGCGCACGGTCTTTCGTCGCGGGCGACAACAACGAGAACGCACTGCTCACGGCGCACCCCCAAACAGCGACGGCGCTGCAGCATCGGCCTTCGCGCGTTCACGCTTCGCTCGTTCGCGCTTCGACGGCTTCACCGCACCATCAGCGCCGAGCTGCTCAAGTCCCAGGTGCACCAGTCGTGCGCGACGTGCGTCTGCGAGTGCTGTGTGCTCTCGCTCGTTCGTCACCAGCAACGCATCACAGAGCGTGTGCAGTTTGCAGTTCGCAGTCTGGATCCACCCATCACGATTCGCCTGTCGTGCGAGTGCGAGAACGCATCGCGTCTCGTCCCACGGCGCTTCGCGCTTCGACCATGCCGCGTGCCCGTAGCGTGCAAACGCGTCGAGCAGAAAGCGCGCGTCGAAGCTGACGTTGTGATTGACCAGCATGCTGCGGTGCTCGATCGGCCACACCATCGCGAACAGTTCGCCGAACGCCTGTTCTGGTCGTACCGCGCGCTGACGCCACGCACGCGAACGAGGATCGATGCCCGACACCGCGAGTGCACCAGGGTCGAGGATCGCGCCCTCACGCGGCAACAGACACCACTCGCGCTCGAGCAGCACTTCGTCGCCCGTGGGGTCCGTGAGCACCACGCCGACCTGCAGGATGCAATGCACGTCTGCCGACAGGCCCGACGTCTCCAGGTCGCAGTAGACGCGATGCGGACGAACAACAGGCGCCTCCGATTCCAGCGCCAGCTTCGGCGTGCACATCAGCTCCGACCACGTGGTCAGCCGCGCGCGCAGTGCAGGATCGATCGCGCGCGGTGGCGTCGCCTCGGGCCACTCCCCGAGCGCCATCCCGTCGCCGATCTTCGAGAGCATCTCGCTCGCGTCGAGGAACGACAACGACGATCGCGCGTCGTGCTTCGCGTCCAGCCCCAACGATCGCAACACGCGGTTGCAGTGCGCAGCGTCGTCGGTGTTCGCAGCGCACGTCGTGTAGACCGCGCCATCGCTCTCGCGACGGTAGATCACGCAACGATCGTCGCGATGGATCTCGGGTGCGTTGAGTGCGTCGGGTGTCTCGTCGCTCATGGCGCGATCCCTCCGCACTGCCGCCAGGCGTCGCCCGCACGTGCGTAGGCTGCAGTGCCGATCGCCAGGGCCGCGGTGCTGATGGCCACCAGGGCCAACAGCGCAAGCGCAAGCCACGGCTCCCTGCGATCACGTTCGAACGTGGGTTCGCGGTAGGGGCTCATGCGAGCACCTTCACGGAAACCGTCAGTTCGACGTGCACGGGGATCTTGTGCGCTGGCGGTTCGACGACGCCGCTGCGCTGTATAGCGAGGCGCCTCTGCACCTCGGCTCGCAGATCGGTGACGACCTGCTTGTTCCACTCTGACGCCTTCGCCTCCAATTCCGCGAGGCGCTCGGTGATCCGCTGCCACTCGGCACGCGGGATCGTCACCGCGTCAGGCGCCGGAGTGGACGCAGCAACCGCAGGAGGACTCGCGTCGGTGGAAACACGAGGAGGAGGTTTCGGTTGCTGCGCCCGCTTCGATGCATGCGCGGCTGACGGTGCTTTGCGTGGTCGTCGCGGTTCAATCGGCTTGCCCGCAAGCAGCGCTTCGACCTGCGCGCGTCGCGCCTCGGGCACGCGATTGTCGCGCCACGAGTACACGATGTTCTTCGACTTCAACGCGAGGCTCGCGTGATGCCGCGTGGTGTACTTCGCCATCAGCGCGACGAACAGCGGATCGCTCGATGCAGCGGTTGGCGCCGGCGCCGCAGTCGCAACGGGCGCAGTCGTGGTAACCGGCTCGCTCGCAGTTACCGGCGGCGCGGGCGCCTCTGTCGGCGCGGGTGTTTCAACGGGTGATGCGGCTTCGACAGGCGCGGACTCTCCCGTCGCCTCGGCCGATGCATCGATGCTCTCGGTGATCGACTGCAGCCGCTTCTGGAGCGCACGGTCGCGACCCGAGACCTTGCCCCACTCGAGGATCTTTCCGTCGAGCACGATGAAGCCGCGATCCCAGGCCCGGAGCGCGCGAGACGCCTCGCCCTTCTCGGCATAGCGGCCACGGATGACGCCGTCGGCATCGACGACGAGATACGGTCGTCGTGGCATCACTTGCGATACCTCCGGTCCGAGAGCCGATCGCCCAACGCACACAGACGCGTCTCGAGCTCGCCGAGCAGCTTCTGGATTGCGGGGATCTCCGTGTTGTCGATGACGCCGTCCGCGAGTGCAGACGCCAGCGCGCCATTCACCGCCGCCGATGCACCGAGGAGACCGAAAGCCGCTCGCTCTGCCGTGATCGCGGGCGGATCACCATGCAGTCGTCGGCGCTCTTCGACGATCATCTGCAGCAGGTGCTCTGCGACGTCGTGATCGAGGGCGAGCAGATCACCGATGGTGGGCACCGCGTCGCAGTCCCCCTCGTCGTCGCTGCGCAGCTTGCGGACGCGCGTTTGTCCAACGCCCAACTGCTCGGCCAACGTTGCGTTCGTTGCGTCTCCAGCGCGTGCAGCACGATCGAGCAGCCTCGATGCCAGCGCCTTCGCGTCGGCCCGTGACACAGGACGTCCAGTGCGTGCGGGGGTGCTCATTGGCACTCCCTCGCTGGCGGGATCGTCGACACGCTACGGCTATGGGTAGCCAGCGACGAACGAAGCTCTTCGAGCGGGCCAAGGATCCGCGGCAGGGCGTCAATCGCGCTTGGCCATCGAATCCATGCAGGCTGTGCGAGGAGGACCGCAGTGCGTCGCGCCGTGTGATCGATCAGGTGCTTGCACTGCGCGAGCAACGCAACGCACTGCCGTGCCGTGAGCGAGTGCCGCTGCTCAACGACCAGTGCGACGGCGCTCGCGAGCTGCTCGATGGCGTCTTCGATACTGCCAACGTTGCGAGCCATCTACGCACCCTCGCTTTCGCGTGCGGGTGTCAGCTCTGCGTCGAGCAGCGCGGCGCGTTCGTGACCGAGCTGCGCCGCGTACGCGCGATCGATCGACGCAGGATCGTGCGTGCACTCGTGGGGACGGTGCAGCGCATCGTAGAAGCACAGCGTGCAGTCGGTGGCAGGCATCGACTACGCCGCCTTCGCGGTGTTGATCCGCCGACCGGTCGCACGATCGAAGCCCCATTCTTCGACGGGGATCGACAGCTCTCGTTCCAGCGCAAGCGCCAACTGGAACGAACAAGACCGACTGCCGCCTTCGACCTCGCACAGCAACGATGCGGACTTGAACCCGCACTTCGTCGCGAGCTGCGCAAACGAAAGCTCTGCCGCCTCGCGCTTCTCGCGAAGCGTCTTTCGCACCGCTTCCAACGATTCGGGGGTGTTCATGTTCGCGAACGTTAACAACGGGACCCGCGGTCCGTCAAGTGCGATGTTCGCGAATGTGAATCGCAGCGGGAATACGCTGCGTCTCATGAACGCCACCGAACTGACCGCCGAGCAGGCAGAGCTCCTGAAGGAATTGCTTCAGATGATCATCGAGCGACGCTTCGAGGGGTCTGCGCGAAAGGCTGCCCTCGCGATCGGGATCTCTCCGTCGTTGATCAGTGAAGTGAACTCAGGTCGGCGGCAGATTGGATCGAGCGTCGCCAACAAGGTCGCGACCTATCTGGGATGGCCCAAGAACGCTGTACTGCAAGGGCCGAATCGCAAGGCCGAGGACCCGCTCGCAATTCCGATCGAGTCACGGCCTGTCTATCGGGATCGTGCAGAGTGGACCGCCGTGCGCGACGAGACTGCCAGGCGGTACCCGCGCATGCCGCGCACTGCGATCAATGCAGCGGGCGAAACATCAGCGCTGTTCATCGATGGCCCGTTGTCCGTCGACATGGTCTACGACGCCGCGCAGTACTGGGTGAAGCACGCGACGCCGGACCTGTTGGAGCGACTCGCATACGCGGCAGTCGATGCGCAGACCGACGACGAGAAGGCAATCGAAGAGCAGGCGCGTGCGCTCCATCGCGATGCGGTTGCGCGTGGCGAAGCGACGAAACCAGTGCACCAAATTGTCCGAGAGTTGACGAAGAAACAGCGCAAGAGTTGACAAGTTGGATTCCGGCATTCCCTGTCACGACGGCGTTCGCGGGGCTTGCAGACTGATTGCAGTGTGTGCGGGTGCACCAGCTAGCAATCCCGAAACTTCCGAAGCCCACTGCACACGCGAAGCGATCGCGCACCGAGCGTGTTTTCCGCATCGAATGGGAATCGAGCGAAGGGCGACTGTCGCTCGCTGACATCGAGGGCACTGCGCGGGCCGCGTATGTGAAGGCCGGCGCTCTCGATCTGCCAGGCATCCGCCCGCTTCGATTGCTGCGCGAGAACGGGTGCAGATTCCGACCAGGGCATCCGCGCGGAACCGCTGGGGCGCAGCTCTGCGCCGGTGAGATCGTGGTGTATCGAGCGGAGTTGTCCGACCGCGAGCTCGGCACGGACGTCCTGCATGAGTTCGCACATTGGCTGCTGCGCAAACAACCGCACGGACATCGTGACGTGTGGCTGCTGACGTTGGCGCTTGCATTCCCTGCGGCACACCTGGGGCTTGTTCGTTCCGAGGGTTGGACGCTTCGAACGTTGTTCTCGTACCAGCGCCACGTACTCCCGTGGGTTCTGCGAGAACGAGCGTGGATGGCCCGAGTTCTTGCGAGAAACCCGGCAAACGAAGCCGCCTGACGCCGTCTGTTCACTTTTGTGAACATCGTCCCTTGCATTCGTGTTCGCGAATGTGTACATAGCTCTTGTCGATCACAACAGGAGCTATCGATGCACTACGCAGGACACGAGCCCGACGACGCAGCGACCCCCGATCCTGATCACCGCACCGAGGCGCAGAACGAAGTCGTGCGCACGCTTGGCACTGTCTCCGCTGTGCTGACGGCGTTGCAGTGGGCAGTCGGCAGCGCGAACGTCGACTGTGAGCGCGCACTGAGAGCGATTCTCGTGTGCCCGTCGGAGCAGCTCGGACAAGCACTGAAAGACGCAGGGTGGGGCGACGACGCGGGCAACAAAGTTGCGGTGCTCGCCGAGTCACTCTCTAGCTTCGAGAAGGCCCTGAAAGGATTCGAGGCGTCGCTGTGAGCCGCGGCGACTTCGGCCCCTGCCGTTGCGGTGGTTGCGATTCGTGCCTGCTCGCGCAGGGTGTTGACCCGACGCCGTGCGCTGGTTGCACCCAGATCAACCACGACCTCGATGTCGACGGGTACTGCGGCGATTGCGCGGCTGAGATCGAGCTCGCAGCACGTGCCCTCGACGAGATCCCCGAAGTGCTGCGTCCCAACGCGTTTGCGTGCGGCTGCAGCACCACGACGAGCGACGACGGCAGTGGTCTGTGCGACGCGCATTACTACGCGGTGTTCCGATGAAGCGCGTCGTCACGATCGCAGTGCGCGCCGGATTGCAGACGTACCTCGCGCACTGCGAACACGTACCTGCAAACGAGGACACGGGCGCCGATGAAGACCTGATCTTCGACGGGCTGTACTCCACCGACGGCGAAAAGCACCTGCTGGTGGACATCGCGCGCCCCTTCAACCGCGACGCGATGAAGCTGTGGCGCGACCAACTGCGCCCGCTCGCACTGCGTGCAGCACAGGCCGCGAAGGTGTTTCCAGTGCGCGCCGGGACGGTGTTCCTGTGACCCCGCGCGTACACCTGCTCGCTGTTGTTCTCGCCGTCCCGCGCGCTCGAGGGCTCGCACGGGGATGGCTCGCCTACTGGGCGGACGAAGCGCTGCGCGCTCGCCGTCGCCCCAACTGATCGCGCCCATCGCGGCGCAGAAGGACGTGTGTGATGGCTGACGGAAACAAGTCGCTCGCCGTACGCGAGCAGAGCACCGCGATCGACGGTCGCGTCGTGGAGTCGATCGTGATGCGCGGGGACATCTCGGCGTTGAGCACCGAAGAGCGCGCCCGCTACTACGTGCAGATGTGCGAATCGCTGGGGCTGAACCCAGCGAGTCAACCGCTCGCCGCGCTGACCTTGAACGGCAAGCAGATCCTTTACCCCACCCGCGGCGCAACAGACCAACTCGCAGCGACCCATCGCATCACGCGCGAGATCGTTGACGGACCGCGTCTGATGGACCTGAACGGCACGAAGCTCGTGTACGCGGTCTGTCGCGCGACGCACCCGAACGGTCGCCAGGAGACAGCAACCGCAACGGTGCCCTTCACCGATCCCGTCAACGTGCTGATGAAGTGCGAGACGAAGGCGAAGCGTCGCGCAACGCTCTCGATCCTGGGGCTCGGCATGCTCGATGAGAGCGAGATCGAGACGATTCCCGCCGCGAAGAAAGCGCCTGCGCCAGAGGTGACCCAATCGCAGATTGCAACCGCGCAGGGCACTGCAGCGAATGAGCCCGTCGACGCCGAAGTCGAGACCGAAGAAGAATCTCCAACGGAGACGGTGCTGCGCGCTCTCGAAGGCGCGCTCGCGCAGGACAGTGCGCCGACCACGACCGCGCTCGTTGCGTTGCTGTGGCTGGCGTTCGTTCCGAAGTTCCGAGAAGCCGTCGCCGGCGACGTGGACGAACTCGCCATCGTGCAGGAGCGCGCATCCGGCATCGTCCGCGATCACCTGAAGAAGATCGCAGGACACTGGTCGCACTACCTCGCAATCGTCCGCGAGTGCGACGAGACGCTCCTGCAGGCGCTGTCTGTTGCCGAGAGCGAGATCGCAGCCGCAACAAACGGCGATGCTGTTGTGGGTGCGATTGTCTCGCGTCGCGCTGCGCTGTCGCAGTGGCCTGAGTGCGCACGAAAGTACCTGCGAGAGTTCGGCGCGCGCCGCTACCAGGCGGTCTTGAAGATGCCGACGATCGAGGGTGCACGCACGGCACTCGGCAACGCATTGAAAGCGGCACTGGCGAAGTCGACGCCGCCCGACGACGGCCCCCGTGGTGGTGGCGCACCCGCGCCGTCGACACCAACGAACACAACGGCCGTCGACGATCCCGAACGCGCTGCCATCGAGAGCGAAGGCCCGCTCGCACGCGACACCGATCCGTTCGCATACGAGCAGGCGCTGGTGTCCAACGACGACGCCTGGCGCAAGCACCTCGCGACGAAGCACAACTGCTACGAGATCGTCAGTGCGTACCGCAAGCGCGAGCACCGCTTCGCAGCGTGTGGCGTCAGTCGCGATCGACAGCGCGCAACCATCGAGCGCATCAGCGCGATCGAAGGGCTTACGTACGACGCTGCGATGCATGCGTTTGCCAGCCACCGCTGGGATCACCGCACGGCACGGAAGGCGGCGTAGTCGTGGCAACGCCGCACTCTCGTCGCAACCACGAGCGCCCATGGACGCGCGCGGACGACAGGCTACTGATCCGCGAGTGGGGAGAACTGCAGATGCGACGACTGCGCAGTCTGCTGGGACGCAGCACTGCGGCGATCCTCGAGCGCGGCTGGCGCCTCGGTCTTGCGCGCCCTCGACAGGGCTTCGAGACGATTGCCCAGGCCGCGGTGCGTGTCGGTTTCAGTCGCAGCACGCTGAAGTCGCTGCTCGAGCGCCAACAGGTTCCGTTCCGGCGGACCTACAGCAACCAGCTCAGCGGGAAGGCGCAGCACGCGCGCCTGTACGACCCAGAGGCCATCAACGCTGCGGTGCGCAAGCACCTGGAGCCCGAGTCGATCAGTAGCGGAGCACGACGCCACGGCGTTGCTGTGACCACGCTCTGGGCCTGGCTGGAGAGCGCTGGCGTGATCCGTCCGACTCCCGGCGTCCGTACGCGCTGGCGCCTCGACTCTGCCGTGATCGATGGCGTCGTTCTGTTCCATCGCAACAAGCAACAACGAGCTGCGTAACCACACCCTGGGCGCCGGGGGACGTGGCGCAGGAGAGTTCCTATGGCTGCCGAAGAGAAGATTGTGAAGATCCTGCCGTGCTCGCTCACCGAGCAGGAGTTGCGACAGCGCTCCGACCAGCTCAGCGCTGTGACGATCGCAGCAGACGAAGCGGAGAAGTCCGTCGCCTCGCTCAAAGAGAAACAGAAAGCAGACCTCTCCAGCGCGCAGACGGTTGCAGCGGGCAAGCACGCGCAGGCGCTGCAGCTCTCGCGTGTGATCTCGACGCGCACGGAAGATCGCGAGGTCGGCTGCACGAAGATCACCTCCCGTCGTGCCCGTGTGGAGACGGTGCGCCGCGACGACACGGGCGAGGTCGTGAGCGAGCGACCACTGAGCGACGTGGACATCCGCACGGGCGCGAAGTGGGTTGCCGATTGGACGCACAACACCTTCAACTTGATCCATCCTGACGAGCCCGACTACGTGATCGAGCGTCGGGCGCCGACGCAGGAAGAGCGCCAGACGCAGCTCGCACTGGACAAGGAGACGAAGGCTGCAGCGAAGGCCGCGGATGTCTCGGTCGAAGTCGTCGATGAGCTCGACATCTCGAAAGTCGACGATCGATCGATCCGCAAGTTCGCGGTGAAGCGCAGCGACTGGATGACGCATCGAACGGGACTGCAGGACGCGAAGGGCAAGCCGCTGCAGGGTCGCTGGCACGCCGACGGCGACGACCGCGTGCTCACACTCGACGCTGGCGAGGCGCACGATCAACTCGTCGCATACGCGCAATTGCGCGGGATCAATCTGCGTCTCATTGCGCACGTCGTGCAGGACGAAGCCCCGAAGCCGTCGAAGGCGAAGAAGGGCGGTGCGAAGTGAGCACGCCCAAGTATGCGATCGTTGAGCAGATGGGACACCGAAAGTTCGGCGCGCAGATCGCGCCGAGCGACTACGGCCCCTCGATGCGCCGCGTGACGATCCTCGCGCCCATGCCGCACGATGACCCGTACCCCGATGGCGTGCTCGGGTACGCGGACATCAGCGTGCACTCGCTGTACGCGGTGACTGAGTGCGACGAGGCAACAGCCCGACGGGCGAACCGCAACAACTGGACGCTCCGCGAAGTCGTCCCGCAGCTCGGCGCAGGCATCGACGTGCGACCGGCGGACGATCAGCACGACGACATTCCGTTTGATGACAACGACGAGGATGGCGACGACGAGAGCGGCGAACGCAAGTACGACATCTATGTTGCATCGTCGTGGCGCAACGACTTGCATCCGCTCGTCGTCGATCGTCTGCGGCGCGCGGGCGCTACGGTCTACGACTTTCGCCATCCAGAGCCGGGCAACGACGGATTCTCGTGGAAGCAGGTCCACGATGCTGACCCGAAAGACTGGTCCGTCGAGCAGTTCATCGAGGCGCTGAATCATCCGATCGCTCAGGCCGGTTTCGATCTCGATGCATCGGCGCTGAAGCACGCGAAGGCGACGGTGCTGGTTGCTCCGTGTGGATTCTCCGCGGCCCTGGAGCTTGGCTTTGGCTGTGGCGCGAAGCAGAAGACCTACGTGCTTCTGGAGCGTCCACTGCGCGAGCCTGAGCTGATGGTGAAGCTCGCCGATTGGATCGCTGTTTCTATCGATGGTCTCATCGCAAAGATGCAGCTCGACGGCGTGCTCTCAAACGACGCCGATGGACTCGACGAGGTGCATCCGTGAGCATCAACAACCTCACCGACGAGCAGCTCGCCGCCATCCGCGTGCGACTCGCAGAGATCACAGCCGCACGTCAGCGCTTGCAGACCGTCGACGACGTGCTCGCAGGCGAACAGCGATGGCTGCAGTCGCAGTTGCCTGAGCATCAGAGCCGCGTCGTGCAGACGGGTGTCAAGGCGGTGGAGTGATGTCAGCCATCGACGAAGCAATCGACCGACTCGAACTCGACTTGGGCGACGACTGGAAGGCGCTTCCAGAAGACGTGCAAGTAGTGATTGACGAAGTGCGACGGCTGACAACCGCACCCGTCGCCGCCCTCGAACAACTGCGCGCCACCGCCGACGATCTGCCCATGGGCACCGACGAGCGCTACCAGCAGGGCTACCGCGCTGCGTTGTCGGACGCACTGACTGCGACGATGCGTGGTGCCATGCGTGCGGGTGGAGTGGATCTCTGTTTGATCTGCGAAAGCGCGCATCGGAATCAGGGGCGCGATTTGAGAAGGGACCGCAGCCATGACCCCCACCACCCACCGATGCGCCGCTCGCGGTTGCACCGTGCAGTGTCCTGCGACGCTGCTGATGTGCGGTCGACACTGGAGCATGGTCCCGAGCACGATCGCAGCACGCATCTATCTCAGTTATCGACGCGGGCAGACGCTTTATACGGCCAGCGATCTGTACATCTTTGCAGCAAAGGACGCCATACGAGCTGTTGCAGCGCGAGAGGGGGTGCGGTCGTGAGCGCCGAAGAGCCACTCTACTGCCCGCTCTGCGGAGCAGAAGACTACGACTGCGAGCACACGTGCGCCGAACGAGAAGCGCGGCCCGCGCTCTACTGCGAAGTGACCGGGTGCTGCTTCGCGAACGGAGAGTCTTGCGACTACTGCGTGTCTCCCTACGACAACCAGGAGCGAGAGGGGGTGCGGTCGTGAACGACCTATCCATCTACCGACGCATGGACCTCGACGCGCGCGAGATCGAATCGCT